CGAGAAGGGAGGGTTGGCCACTATCAGGTCGTACTCCGAAGAGTGCTCTGCCTGGGTGAAGTCGTCGCCTAGCAGGCGGATATGATCCAGCTTGGAAAGCTTCTCCTTATTCTCCGGCATCAGCTCGTAGCAATCTACTACCACGTCCGGCTGCACCCTGTGGATGGCATCGATGATGGCTCCGGTTCCTGCACTAGGCTCCAGAACCTTGCAGTCGGGACTGAAATCGCCTGCCAGCGATACCAGCCAGTCGGCAACCTCGGGTGGCGTGGCAAAGAACTGGAAGTCCTTGGCCAGATTGCACCGCTTGCCCTCCATCAGTATGCCTGCCACTCGGGTGGCATCGAAGTCGAAGCTGAAACCCTGCACCTTGCCGCCCGTCCACTTGCCGCCGGCTTCCTCTATCCAGAGCTTCACGTCGGCATAGGACTTCTTGCTCAGCTGCACATTGGGCAGATAGAGTATATTGTCCTTGAACGTACATTGCTTGAGGACTTCCTCTGCTGACAGCTTCTTCCCGTCCTGCTTGCCGGAAGACTTGCCCTCTGTTTCGTCTGCGAAGTCAGGAGCAAGCAGATAGGAAAGCTTCCGGGTGAGACACAGCTCTGCAGATTTCACTTCGTTGAGCAATTCCAACATTACCTCAAGGAAGGATAAATCTACATGTCCGGTATCATCGTAGATGCTCACATCCTTGAATAAATCACAAGTTGCATGAACGTTCGCTATGTTACCACGTAACATTTCTATTAAAGTCTCTTTTTTGTTCGTCATGACTTTTCTGTAGATAAATCATTGTTGTGTCTAAGCTACTATGGCCAAGGAGTTCGGCAAGCTGCGTCACATCCTTGTTCTTCTTGAGATACTGCTTGGCAAAGAAGTGGCGGAAGGCGTGGGCGTGCATCTTGCTCCGGGCTATGCCCAGATGGTCGCCCCAACTCTTCAGTCTTTCAGAGAAACCTTTGTCGGTCATGGGACCATACCTGCCGTTGCAGAGATGCCCCGTCCTGCCCGTCTCCTTCATATACTCCCTCACCTCCTGCTGAAGGCTTTTCTGAAAAAACACCTGTCGAAACTTGCTGCCCTTGCCCTTCAGAACCACCTCGCCATTGGCTACATCCTCCCACGAGAGCTTCATGAACTCATGCAGGCGAAGGCCTGTAGTGGCAAGGATCCTCAGCCAGTAGTAAGGGTCCTGGTTGGGTTTCTGCTTCAGATAAGCCAGCAGCGCCTGATACTCCTTCTCCGTAGGTATATTGTCTGTAGAGAGCCTGCGCTGAGTTTTCACCCTTTTCACGGAAATGGGCTTTTTCGCAAACTTGGAGTATTTCACCAGGGCGCACATGCGGTTGTTGATGGTGGCGGGCTTCATCTTCTGCTCTTCCAGCGTCTTCAGAAACCGCTTCACGTTTTCCTGGTTGAACTCGTCGGCATAAGAAAAGAAACTCCTGATAGCAAAACGGTAGGTTTCACGGGTGCGTTCGCTGGCGTCCGACTCTGTGTCCAGCCATTCGATGAACTCGTTCACCTTCTTCTCGTTTCGAGCACAGATATCTTCTTTCTTCTCCAGCGATTTCACCTTGCGCTTCGCCCGGCTGTAGCCTACGCCGATGAACGACAGAAAGTCGAGGATGGCATCGGTTGCACCGGGCATGGTGGAGAGTTCTGAAGCATGAGCCTGCTTGTACCTCCGGTAGCCCCTGCGGCTTATCTCGTCAGCTTCCTCAAGGAAGATGAGGACGTATTTTGCCGCAAGCCCTATCTTGCGATAGGTTGCCCCGCAAGATGATAAATAGCCTAGATAGCCTGTGTAGTTATTTTGCCTGTCTGTATCCATAATCAATAAATGATAGTATTTATACTGCAAAATTACTCACTTTTCTCCAACCCGAAAAAGACAGTTATTTCTTGTCTTCTTCTATCGGCCGCCAATATACCGCGAAGGTGTTGCACTCCATGAAGCAGTCGGCATCGCTGCCCTCAGTCCAGATGAAAGGAATGCCGCCATCATAGCGCAGCCCGTCGGCAAGAATTACGCTCTCACGGTGGTCATCGGGCGTGCGGGGGTCATGGAACCTTACCCTGGCTCCCTTCTTGAAACCGTCTGCCACCTTCAGAAACGCTCTCGACTTGAAGATGTACATTTTGTTCTTGGATATCACGAACTGCAGCAGACCGCTATGCGTCATGTGGCATAACATCTTGCTCAGCTCCAGACCATCCTTGTGAGAGACTGTTTGATTGCTATCGATTCCGATACGGGTAATCGTGGTGTCTGGATAGAACATCTTGTATTCAGCCAGACGTTCCTCAACGGCTGATTTCTTTTTCTTTGCCATAGCTACATCACCTCCCCTCCCATAAGAAAGCCACCTAATACAGCTACTGCCATGAAGGCGAAGAAACCTGCCATGGTCATAGCTACCTCGCCATACGTAACCGCCTCCTCGCAAAGGTAGGAGAAGGTCTCGCTCTTGGTCTTGGCGAGCTTCCTGATTTCACACTTGAGAGCCTTCACGCCCTCCTCTACGCTGATGCCTGCAGGGCGCACCTGAGCATCACTAATCAAAATAGAATTCTGCATATCGCATCATCTGTTAACCATTAACAGCCGATTGTACAAAAGGGTGGCGGCTGCATTCCCCGTTGGTTAACAGATGATGACTTATCCGGAAGGACTAATCAAATCTACGGTTCATGCAGCCGCCATTTATTGCGAGAATTATTTCTCCAGTTAGGAAAATATATTTTCCCAGTTAGGAAAAATATTTTTCCCGATTAGGCATAAAAAAAGCCTGCGGCCAGAAGCCATAGGCGAAACGGTCGCCCTGCCGGATAGACTACTATCATCTGTTAACCGTTGGCAAAGGTAAGAAGAAAATCCGGAACCGCCAAATAAAAATCGGGAATTTTTCACACGATGAGAATAATTAACACTTAAATATGCTGTAGAGCATAAAAATGAGGGGTTTGGGGAATGAAAAAGCCCCGATGCGCTGCTGCACCGGGGCTGATATGTTATTGTTCGCCTTTCTGATAAATTGGCGGAATCTTATTCAATACGAATACCACAGCAAGACCGATAACGGTGGTTACGCCTAACAACCTTTCTCATATCATTACCGATGGCCTCCCAGTCCTTTCTCAGATCTGAAGCATTATCGCCCTTCAGATAATCGTTGAACAGGCTGTTGTCTCCGCCCAGTCTTCCCAGGCTGATTAACCCTTCCAGTAAATTATTAAGTATTCTCATATCTTTCTTATTTTTGAGTGTCCACGTTCTGTTACTAATTCTCACGGTGCAAATATACTATTATTTTCTGAACAGAACAAACGAAAGCGGGTATTTAACACAAAAAACTTGAAAATGGGAATGAAAAGCCCCGATGCGTTGCTGCACCGGGGCTGATGTGTGAATAGATAACCCTATGCTAACTGCAAAGAGCTAATGCGTTGTCCAATCTCCTGGACGGCACGATTGAAAATATCTTTCTGCTCGGAATTGAGCGTATAAACATGACCACGAACCTCTGAGCCATTGAGACGCTGAGAGAGCCATGCAGCGCTTTTACCGAAGTATTTCTGTGCGATGTATCTTAGTGGAAGCAATTTATAATCTGTCTCTGTAAGCTGCTCACGCAAAGTGGCAACCTCCAGCTTCAGGTTTGCTACTCTATCTACAACCACCTCACTAATATATTTCTTATCCTCCTCCGTAGCATTTGCGCTGAGATAGCGATGGATCTCGTCTCTGCGCTCTTTGCTCTTGGCATCCTGCTTGCCAGCCAATGCCATGTACTCTGCCATTAATTCTTTAATATTCTCCATATTCTTATATTTATATTGTTTAAAGAACCTCCCCCCTAGGGGAGGACTTTTTAGTTTTTTCTTTGCTTGTAGAGCTTAGAAAGGTCTGCGAGCCTCAAATCAATCTGTCTCTCGTAATCGAAGACCAAGTCTTTCAGTTCGAGAAGAGCCTTGATTTCGTCTTCCTTTCTTTTAATTTCTTGCTCTAACTCTTTTTGTGTCATACGCTTAAAATTAAATTGTTAAACATCTAGTTATCTATTCACGATGCAAAGGTACATAAAATTCTTTTAATGACCAAATAAAACATAAACTTTCTTTTATGTTTAACTCATTTTTAACGTTTGGGTATGAAAAAGCCCCGATGCATCTCGCACCGGGGCTTCCTGATAATTTTGATAACTTTATAAACTTGGGAAACCGTCCTCTACAACAAGAACGATAGATTTCCATATGAGAATTAGAACACACGCTTGTGCAATGTTAGAAGTATAATACTATAACTAATTATAACTAATAATCATGAGTATAAAAAAGATACATCTAATATAAAATTCAGCCTAACTATACATACCTATAAACACTTAAACTATTTCTTAAACATGATAATCCTGGGATAAGAGAGCCGGGAGTGCGGGTTCTGGCCAACCACCGACAGGCGCACACCCTTGGTCCCATAGCGAAAGAAGAGAAACTTCTTCGGCACACGATGAACAATCATCTGAAGGGTATCGCGACTCTCGATATGCACCTGCATGCTGTCGCCCTCGATTTCGCCCCGCAGGGTTATCCATGGATCACTCCAGGAAACCGTCTGCGAGACGTCGGGCGGTCGGTAGGAACCGGAAAGAAGCCGACTGCATGTATCGTGAGGAACCGGCCGAATGGCTGCCTTCACGTCTACCTGGGTAGTGGTAGAGGTTGTAGCTGCCGCCATGATCCGGCTGTTCTTTATCTTGAGTTCCTTCTTATTAACGGCAAGGAGAGAGTCGGGGTTACGCTTTAGGTCAGACGTCTTCAACGTGATCGCCTGCACGGAAGCTCTTGGCCTGCCTGACTGCGTCCGTTCTATCTCTACCCTGCCGTTGTGAAGTAGAATATCCTGATTCTCTTTCGTGCGCTCCGACTCGCCCCTGAGGTCGTGACACTCCTTGAATGCCACAACCAGGGCGAGCGGAATCAGCACTAGAAAAATAACCTTAATAAAACCTATAAACCTATTCACACTAACAACAAATAACAACAAAAATACTTAAAAATTATACACACTTCCGCTGGATTGTCTTGATAATCGAGGTGATAGTGGTGAGGTACGTAGGATCTGTAGCGTACTTGCACCCTACCGCGTCGCATATCTTCTGGGCAAACTTGAACGGTTCCTTGCGGTATGGCCAGGCATCCTTATAGCCCGACTTCTGGAAGAGACGTTCATGTTCCTTCAGGCAGTCGCCTACGGAATCGAAATCCTTGAAGGCACGCATCACGGTATAACACCAGAGATTCTTGCCTGCTACCTTGCACACGGAGACGATACGGTCTGGCTCCTTGAACTTCTGGCTAGGAGTCTTGAAGTATTCATGAGTCTTCACCATGACGATATCTCCGTCCCATTGGCTGCCCTTGGTAATACCGAAGAGGTTAGCCTTACCGATAACCCTTGCACCCCATCCCGTCTCGAGCATAGCTTGAGCAGTAACGAAGGCAGGATCTATTTCCGTTTTTGCCTCCACGGCCGCAGCATACACCTGACGGGCGAAGGCTAATTGAGTTTTACTTGCCATACCTTTATATATTATAATAATGTATACCTATGATGCATCATCGGGCGCATCTTTTTCAGAAAAACCGATAGGCCCGCCGCCGATGTAGTCTCCCTTGTCGTTGAAGTCCTTCATGTGTTTAACGAAGTTCCTCGGGAATATCGGATATATAGCCTGTATGTTCTCGATAATGGAGAATATCTCGCGTACCATCATAAACACACAGATATAGGTTCCTATCCATTGCATCGCGCCAACGGTAGAGCCCTCTACGGTGGCATGACTTGCAAAATTACTCAGGACCATCAGGAAGATGTAGATTACAATCTTCTTCGTGAACCTGGAGAAGAAGGATTCGCTAGACGCATCCTTATGAATGAGATGTTTCCATACACCCAGGAAGGTATCGATAGAGACGGCTATCGCTATCCACTTGGCAAACTCCCAGTCCTGATACACATACTGGAACCCCTCCGACACAGCCGTCAGAGGGAGCGAGGTGATTGCTATCATCGGTATATTTCGTTTATATTGTTTCATAACATTTCGGCCTTATGTTTTTGATATTGCAAAATTACGCAAATATTCCGGAACCGCAAAGGACGCTAGCGCGCCATATCTCGCGACATCCGGTGAACATCGAGGATATCTGCACCTGTGGCAGATAGCATGAGGGTCCAGCCGTAGCTCTGGAGTTCTGCAGATACGAACGGAATAATCTCGCAGGTAGTAATACTCTCCCGGTCCATCCAGTAGAGTCCTTCTGTCTCCACATCTGCCAAAATACGGGCATGGACCTTCGAAAGCATCTGAAGGGTGCGGTCGTTGGCTATGACCCGTTCGAGCATATCGGCATGGGCAGATAACTTCATCGCTACGGTCACAGCTATGCGCTGGGTACATTGGAAACTCCGGCGCCCATCGCTCTGCATATCCACTTCTCCGTAATCTACGAACAGGAAGGAACCGGTAAGCTTATCGATGCGTTGCTTCAGTTCGTCGAACGACTGGCCGTAAACGTAGTTTTCTATCTCCGGAACCAGTTCTTTCTCGGGCATCTCCTTGATTGCCTTGAGCACGGTAGCATATTCTTCCATGCTGCTCTCGCCCTTGTTGGCAATACCCTTCGTAACTCCTGCAGAAGCAGGAAACTTGGCAAAATATTCGAATAAATCCAATAACATAGGCTTTTATAATTTTGTCGCAGAGAGTGTTTCCCTGCCTCAGTTATATAATCTTTTTAACTATCTCCAGAGGTAACCCTACCTCGTCTGCAATCTTGGCCAACTCCATACCGGTAGCCTTCAGGCTCTTCACTCCCTCGATGGTTTTCTTTCTGAGAATGCGGAGATAGGTAAGCACGTTCAGCTGTTCTACCTGACTGGCATTACCCAGTCCATCCTTGGAGAGATCGTAGAGCGCATCGGTTGCATCGGTAGTAATACTGCTGCCTTCCTTCGGTATGAACTTGGTGAGCAGGGAAAATTCAGTCTTCGAGAAGAGGAAATTATTTACTGCAGTAAAGTTCAGAGCTATCGCCCGGAGCGTATTGACAGGCAGTTTCTTGAACTTCAGAGCGAGTTTCTGCGCCTCTTCCGAGGAATACACTTTCTTGTCGAAGTAGAGTATTGCAGCCAGCAGAGGAAGACTTTCCTCGCCCATATCGAGCAGCTGGCGCGCTTCAATATACTGAAGGGCCGTGAGCGAACAGGTGAGCGACTTGAAATCTGTATTGACCTCGTAACCATAATAGGCTTTCTTATCAATAAAGATAATCGGCAACTGCTGCCGGCAGAAACAGAGATCGAGCACGAACTTATCATCTTTCTCCTGGAAGATAAAGGTTAGCTGACTTGCGATAGACATGAAGTTCTCCAGGGTTCGCTCATCGCGCTTAATCCTGTTCAGGTTCCATCCCTTCATGTAGCAGAGAAACAGACATTTCACGGCGCCTGGGGAAAACTGCCCACTCTCCATGAGAGAAAGCAGCTCCACCAGCTTCAGATATTGGTCAGAAGTGAGTAGTTCCCAAGAGTTCGGAATTTCATGCTCTATTCCGTTTGCTCTTACGGTTATCGTCTTTTTCATAAGCTTATGGCATTAAATACATATTGTCGTCCGGACGGTTCTCGGCAGAGAAGGAAAGAAAATCGTTTCCTTCCTGGGCATCGAGGAGCATATCCACATTATGCAGCAGATCTTCCACCTCCCCGTCTAGCTGTGTGGCGAGCTGGAGCGCACGGCTTGCCTCGTCGCTGCCTGAGCGGGTGGCGGTATTGTCGTCGAAGAGGTTGCGGATGGTGGCAGGGAACTCCAGGATATCGAAACGTCTGAGAGCCTTCGCCACGGTCTTCTTCACCAGAGCACGCTTGAGCATAGGCAGCGCCTTCTGGGCGAACTCAGCAAACGTCTGATCTTCTCCTCCCTGTTCGAGCCGGTCGAAGTAGGCGCCTATGCTTTCATCGAGCACCTCTTTCTGGAGAGGAACACAACGGAAAAAGAAGAGATACGAGAGGTCGATAGGATAAATTTCATCGAATTCATCGGCAGCAACTACCTTCAGCTTACTGAGCATCTTGTAGTAATTGGTCTTGCGCCAGTCTTCCATGGCGAGACGGATATCTTCAGGATCATCGGCACTTATCTCTTCAGTAAGTTCAGAAATCAACGAATCCATCGCATTAAAGTAGTTCTCCATATAGGAGCGCTTCATGCCTTCCATCTCGTACTTGTAGAGATTGATGTCGTTCTTTCTTCGGTTCACGGCATCGAAGATAATCTGGGTAGCTAGCGTAAGGTTCGCCATGGCAGCACGGAGAAAATCCTTGATGCCACTCTCTTCTTCCTCGATACCGACAATATCGGAGAACGTATTGTTGCCGATGATGGCAACAATACGTTTGCGCGCAGCTACGGCAGAGCCCTGAAGACTGTCGAAGTCGGCGCTTGTATCTGCACCAGGTGCGCAGTTGCAGAACTGCGCATAACTGGTGAAGAGATTATTGAGTTGAAATTTCTTATTCATGACTGCTGTTGGTTAAGTCGTTGGGATGGTGTTATATCTTCCTGCCGTTGTGGAACCTCGCGGTAGAACCCTAGTCTGCAGCCCTGCTTGTAGAGTTCCGGGAAGTTCATGCGCAACGCCCAGTTGAGCGGTTCTGCGCAGACTTCGTCCTCTGAGGTGAGCGACATGATGTAGATGAGATAATTATAATAGGTATCACTTCCACTCTTCGAGATGACGCCATCCTTATCTACTGCAGATATGGCTGCATCGAGACCTACCGAAGACAGAAGGGCTTGCTCGGTACGCTTGTCGTAGGAGATGAGCGCCTCGATATATTCCTTATACTTGAGGTCGATAGTCTCCACCTTCCACGACTGCTCGTGACCCTGGGCATCCATGAAGGAGATGGAAGAGAAACCTTTGCCCTGGTTGTCTGCACCTGACAGATAGGAGCTGAACTTGCGAACCTCATCGCGGACGTACCGGACCATGCACGACTCCTTGAAGTCTGTACCGATATCAATACCGTTATACTTCAGTAGCTCCATGCCCTTCGCCTTGCGTCGCTTATTCTCCTCGCAGAGCTTGGTCATCTGGGTGCGCTTGCTCTGGATCCAGGCATTAGGAATAATGACATGCACCTTTGCAGCCAGCGAGTTTTTCAGAAAACTGTTAATGTATCGGGCTGTCTTGTTGCTACCTTGAATGTACGGGCGAGCTCCCTGATGCGTCTCGTTGGCGCCGTAGAATTCGTCTACAGATTTCTCTCTGTGATGAGAGATCGCAGCATAACGGTAGTTGTCAACTTCGTTAAAGCTGAACTTTGGATAAACCGAGTAACTCGATAAGCCATAGGAGAATCGCCCTACTACAACCTGTTTGAAGTCTCCGTACGAAATCAATTCTGAAGCAACATCCTGGCGGGTAGTTGCCAATCTGCAGTAACGGTTCTCCATCGCCTCAAGCGCAGCTACCGGCTTACCCATACCTATCACCTTGCCTCGGGTGAAGCGCCACTTCACGAAGAAGTCGCCAAAGTAATAGAAGTTTTTGATGCAGGTCTTGCAGAACTCCTCGACTGAAGGGATGCCGCGGGAACTCCATGAGTCGAGCCATTCCATTACTTCAGGCTGCTCCTCGTACTTACGTACCAGCTTGCCATCCTCGATAGCCTGCTTGTATACGGCGAGTCCATGGCCATAGAGCATCTTAATCTCCTTTGAATAGAGACGAGGGAGCAGTCTGTTCTCCTTGATCTCCTTGGTCACTTCTTCGCATTGCTGGTTGTTGTAGCCACGCATCAACACCTGATATCCCTGTATGCCCAGATAGTGGTGCTGCTGCATCCAGAGCGTACCACCGAATGGAGACTCCAGGAGTGGCGACTGGAAGAGCTGGTCTGCACCAAAGATGGAGTCGCCTTCACCTAGCTGGAAGGTGAAGGTATTGCCATCGGCAAGGTAGATGCCGGCGTTGCCATACATATCAATTTCGTATTCTTTCATAACCAATTATAACCAATTTATTTTGTGAAGTTTAAATCCGTCTTGAGGAAAGCCCATGTACCTGATGAGGATGCGATAGCACATCTTTGGCTCTTCATCTTCGTCTGTAAAGAGAAGGTAGTTCTCTCCATCGATGGAGAAACGTTCCTTCGGCAACTGGGTCCGATACTTGCAATGCCGGCGCACCTGAAGCTTTGCGCTCGCCTCACCTCTCGCCCTGGAGTAAGGAAAGAAAACCAGGGTAAACTCCCCATCGGGCAGCTTACTGATTTCTCTGGCCCACTGGAGTGCCGTGATGCCATCCATGATGATGTTCTTACTTGTCTTGCTCATAATGATGCGAAGATAGCGAAAATTTATCGCCCTGCAAAAGACCGGCTGCACCTGTTCCCCGTCATATTTCCGGAAATCGTAAGGCCTGCACCTCTCTTTCCTTTCCCAGCGGTGCGTGCACGTTTGGGTGAGGTGTTTTTGGGAGTTTTTCTTCCAGCCGGTCCGCTTGGGCTGATTATCAGCATTTTAACATTTATACCCTTTCATTTTCTGTAAATTATTGATATACCCGCGAAAATTATTACTGCAGAAATGCAGCATTATTCTGCATCTATATTTCGAAATTGTCCGGTAAATCGGTAGGATATGTACTTAATTCTGCCTTCACGGCATCAGAATAAAGGCCGTAAAGTAGGTAAATCATCGCAGAAGGCAGCTGCGTGGTAAGTCCTGCCTGGTTCTTCAGTTGTTGTTTCTTCTCTGAGCTCTTATCCAGTTCTATCTTGCCGTCCGTTTTCTTCAGAGGGGATATCATGATGGCAGAGCAGAGGTTCTTGCACTCATTCTCATCGATACGGATGACAGGCAGAAGCGGACTGCGCTCGCCGAAGAGCATCTGGCAGAGCTTGAACTGCTGCCAATGGTAGATGGTAGGCGCATCCTCGTTATAGAGTATCACCATGAAGCCATACGACTCCAGGGCAGCCTTCAGATTGAGCGAGTCGGTAGTTATCTGTTCCCGTTCCTCCCTGCGCTTGTTGCCGGCTCGGTCTGGATAGAGATAGATGGTCTTATTTACGGCCGCAGATCCGAAGAACTGGTGCACCTCTGCCACAAGGTCGTTGTAATCCTTTGGCAGGAAGGCAAAGAACTCCTTAATGATGTCGAGACGCCTGCCGTAATCTTTCTTCTGTGCAACGATGAGCGACTGGAAGTTGCCAGGGTCATATCCCATGTAGAGCGGTTCATTAGGGTCGTAATGTAGAAGATACTCTGCCGTAAGGATAAACCTATCCTTCAGGTTCAGGCGAAGAATGGACTCATACTTATAGCTATCCTTGAACTGATGCTTTGCGTGGTCGTAGTTGATAAAGAACTTATTGGTCACTTCCTTGTGACGGATGGCACAGATGGCCGTGAGGAACTCGTCGATATCGAGAGTGTCCAACTGGGTTTTGAAGAACTTTGGCCCGAGGATATCCTTGTTACAGAAAGAAGATGCGCGGATATAGTAGATGGCATTACGCCTCATATCTGCCAGACGAGGTTTCCATCTCGCCACGAAGGCATTGAGCTTAACAGACTCAAGGCGCATCTTCTCCAGGAGAACAGGGTCTTTCGAGTCCCGTTCCTGCTGCTTGAGCACGAACAGACGGTAGAGACTTCTGTTAACTTCCAGGGCGACGGTTGCAATCTCCTCGATAAGTTTCGGGTTCACCTTCTTTTCATAATCCTCAAACCAGTCATCTTCTCCGAGATCGACGCGAGCCGTATCACTCACACCAGTAACACCCTCATAATAAGCAGAACAGCGCACATTGGCTGGACCTCCACGTAAAGACGGGAACAGTCGGGTCTTGAGCTTCTCTCCGCTGTTGTGCTTCATCTCCTCCACGAAGGCGTGCACGGCATTTCTACCTGCCACGGATTCCGGCTGGTCGCTCGATACGAGCTGAAGGTGGGCGCCATTTCGGAATATCACGCTATGCTTAGCATAGGCTATCGGATATCGGGGTTTCCGGAAGTGGGAAGGAAGCGTGCTCTCTCCTACTACATAATCAATACCATATTCCAGCATGGATCTCTGCTGTCCGTTCACTACTACCTGACGCGAGAAGTATGCCTGTATGTTTGGCCAGACGTTGGTCATCAACGCCACATAGGTCTTGTGAACCAGGAAAGATAACTCTCCCGGCATATCGTTGGCAACTCGTATCAGGCGAGGACCCGTCACACCTTCGGTCTTACCACCTGCACGGGCAACCTCGGCAAAAAGCATATTGGGGTCGATGATGTTGGCAAGCAACTGCATGTTGTTCATGTAGTAATGCTCAAATTCACCGAGGGTATTATCATTCAAAATCAGTTGGCTCATCGCTCAAATCCTCCACTATTTCCGCTTCCTGAATATCAGCATCACGAAGCAATCGTTTCTTTTCAGAACTCTCGATAGGCAAACCATCGATGAGAGATATATAAAAACCGCGGTTGTACTTGCCGGCAATTTCCTTGAGACTCTTTTTCTGAAAACCTAGTTCTTCTGGGGTAACCTCTGGAGTAATGAGGAACACAACTCCGAGATCTCTATCTGCCTCTGCCTGTTCGGACGCGCGTCTGCGGCATTCCAGGGCTTGATCCATACAGGCTTTTTGCATTTTATAGTCGCGCTCGGCAGAACAGAGCTTGGCAAGGCCCTCGTACTTGTTGGCAAAATCATTTTCCCAGACTTTTATGGCCACATTACAATCTACATTAAAGTAAGATATTGCCTGATTGATACGAGTCATACAGGTACGCACATCAAGGGTTATCTTTTGCAGCGAAGCAATGCGCTGCTTGAGCTGACGGGCGCCACGGGTAATATTACGTTCATACTCGTAGATTTCAGCTGCCCATTGCAGCTGCTTCAGAAAAGTCTGCACATCCTCTGGAATGCCTTTGCCCTCACCTGTAGTCAGGAAGGTGGTAATGAGGTCCGGATGAACGCTCTCCAGTTTTTCTATCTCGCTTTTCATACGCCAAACAACTTCTTTCTAAGTTTCAATTCTTCGCGATCCTGCATCCGCTCATTCAGTAGTTTGATGGCATCGAGGTCGCCGTTTGCTGCCAACTCGGCTATCTTCTCGTCTGCCTTGAGTTGAGCCTGTTCTAGTACACCTCCGTTCTTCACCATCGAAACGCAGGTTTCTGCAATCTTCTGTAATTCCGTCTTATCCATCTTATCTATCTGATTTGTCTGATTTGTCACTATACTGCTCCATCACCATCTTGAACATACGTTCACGTTCCTGATGACGTTGGAGGTTCTCACGGTCGCTGGCACGTTTATCCTTGCGATCATCTCTTTTAATGTAGCTCTTGTAGCGCTTGATATTATCGAGCACGTTTTTATGCTTATGAAGAAACTCGGCAGGATCCTTCTTAAAGAGCTTTACGAGTTCATCGAATTCGGACTTTCCCTTCAGTAATGGATGCTTATACAGGAACTTGCCGGTATCGTTGTACGCCTTCAGCTCCTCGAATGCCTGAAGATTACGGATGCGGAGTTCCGCCATGGCAGCCACATCATTCGCCTTTGGTTTCTTGTCCAGGAGTTCGTCGAGTTTCTTCATCTTACGCCAGGTGTTGATGCGGTCGTTATAAATGACGGTCGCCATCTGCACGTCCTCGTTATAGAGGTTATCCCAGTCGATGTTAGGATATTCCTCTTCCTTTTGAACTACTTTTTTTTTGAGTCCTCGCCATGGTCGGCTGCATCAGGCTGTTCTGATTCCTGCTGACTTTCACCTTCAGGAGTCTCTTCTTCGGTTGAAGTATTACTTGAGCCATCTGCAGGTATCTGCTTTCCTTCAGCTGAAGTATTGTTTGAACCATCATCAGGTATCTGCTCTCCTCCAGTTGAAGTATTACTTGAACCATCTGCTGGAGTCTGCTTATCATCGGCTGAAGTATTACTTGAACCGTCTTCCGGTCCCTGCTCTTCTCCAGTTAAAGTATTACTTGAACCATCTACTGGAGTCTGCTTATCATCGGCTGAAGTATTACTTGAACCGTCTTCCGGTCCCTGCTCTTCTCCAGTTAAAGTATTACTTGAACCATCTACTGGGGGCTGCTTATCATCGGTTGAAGTATTACTTGAACCGCCTTCCGGTCCCTGCCCATCATCGGCTGGGGTATCGTCAATATTTTCGTTCAACTTCTCGAAATAGATTCGATGATCTACGATATCTTCCTCATCACATTCATCCAAAAGCGCGTAGAGTATCTCGTCTGCATAACGCTTTGGATCACGGGCGAAACGAGTAAGTTTAGGATGGCGAGGGTTCACCTCCTTAAGGAGAGCAAGGTCGGCTTCTGCGTGATCAACACCTCGAAGCTTATTGAATAATTGTAATTTTTCTCTTCTACTAATCATACCTTATATATATTATAAAAGGTGCGCCACCTCTTGTGGCGACACACCTTAAAATTAACTAATAAACTAAATAAAATGAGAAACGCTAAGAAATTGCTGTCTTACCAGTTGAAGAACCTGAAGCCGTATTCTGCCTTGCGCCAGAAGCCGTATCTGAATGAGCGGCAGCCTCGGCAGCTGTCACACCAAGAGGATCCTCAGCATACAGACAAGGAAGGTCTACAGATGTTCGCTTGAATGTAAAGGTGGTGTATCGGCCATCCTTATCATCCTTAGTCTCTGTATTATTGAGAATCATAGGGCGCTCAGGTTCGCCGACGATATACCATTGTGTCTCCTTTACATGCTTATAGAGAATGATAAACTTACCACCAGCATACTGCTCGATGAAGTTATAGAGTTCCACACGAGTGCCACCCATGATGATTACCAGGTTATTCTCGCCTGATGTCGTAATATCTCCCTTCTCTGTCGTAGCCGTAAATGTAGGAATATCGTGCGCATCGAAGAGATAAGCCTTCAAGGTGTCGGCGGCAGCCGTCTTAAACGGAATTGCCTTGACCATGCGGTCTTTATCCGGCTGAGGGAAGGCCTTCAATAGGTCAATTAAAGTCGTAGGAACCAATACTACCTGGTAAGCAATAGCGGAACCATGGGTATCTCGGTCTGTCACATCCTCAATAGATGCCAGCGCAACGAACGAAGCCATAGAGACTCCTGTACCACCTATACCGAAGGTAGATGTAGGATCAGCTAACATCTGCAGAAGTGAAACGATGCCGAGCAGCATAATGAGCGTCATGAAGAGAAGACGACCCTTATGCTGGGCATAATGATAACCCTTGTTAGGGTTATAAGTACGAGAACGTACTGGAATATTGTTTTTCTTCATAATTTTTTCTGAAAATGTAGGCGAGGTGCGCCGTACCTCACCTACGAGTTAACAATATATATATAATAAGGACTAGCGGCCACCAGGAACATTAGGCTGAACAGCCTTGTTAATGGTTCGCTTGCCACCTACGCGACGTTCGAGCTCACGGAACTTCTCGTCCTTACCGAGAATAACCATGATGTAGTCGCCAGCCTGGCTAGGAGTCCATTCTGCGGTAATGTTTGCAAACTTGTCGCTCTTGGCGATGGTAAGCTGATGCTTGGTATCATCCTCACCAATCTCGATACAGTAAGCTACGCCAGCCTTCGCATTCGTGATATCCTCGATAGTGGTTGCTGTAGTAGCAGAATCTGTAATCTGCCAGAAGCCGTTTGCGCCGTTGATTTCTGCGCCGATGACGGTAGCCGGAAGATTTGTAAAGATCTGCTGGAACTCGTAATCGTTGGCATCCATGGCAGCCTTATTGTCGAACTTGCGACCGGTAAAGGCTGCGCCACAACCTTCCTTCCAGGTACTCCAGGCACGAACCATCTCCATCTGTTCCTCCATCTTTACGGCGAACATCTCGCCAGGGAGGTTCTCTACAAACTGGATATTGCCAGGAACATCCATAAACATCCAGCAAGACTTACCCTCATATGGGAGCCACTTAATCTGAATGGTAGAGTCTGGGACACGGTTCTTGTAGCCGTTAGGACCGGTAAAGTCCTGATCCTTACCATAAGTCTCACGGCAGTTAGCAAGCCACCAGTCAATATGGTTCTCGTTGAGATAGAGAACATGGTTATCGATGGTCATGCCCTCAGAGAGGTGAGTCTTAACGTCGGTGATGAACTCCTTAACCGCATCAAGCATATTAGCTGAAGTATAAGTATTGTAGCTCTTGCTGGCAAATGGCTTAATGCTGTAGTCGTGGATGTACCGGAGTAAGGTATACCAGATACCTGTACCTGCATTGAGGTAGCTTGATGCCTGGCCAGCCTCTGGCTTTACATAAATACCACGCATACGACGCTGGTTCTGCTCGTCCTGAGCCTTCTTCAGAAGGTTGAGGAGACAGAATTCAACCATAGACCACTTGATAGGATCAGAGCCTTCCTTGTTGAGATAAGCGATATACTTGCGCTCAAGTTCCTTCATCGGGCCGAACTTAACCTTAATCATGGCGTCATCAACATAGCCCATCTCGTTTTCGAGCTGCATGCCACCCTTGTAGATCTCACCTTCCTGATAGCCCTGAGATACCTCATCGAAGAATGCGTTGAAGAGAATGTCGCGATCCTGAACACCATAACGAACAGGGAAGAACTCTGTAAGATTACGAAGCTCAAGGATTCGGGCAATAAGCGCATCCTGGCGAAGGATGACAAACTGGTCGCCCAATCCGGCATTATCCACGCCTGAGTAATTAGTAGCGAACTGGCCGGAAGCGAGAGCTTTGACGTTGCCAAGCTCGTTGCGTACCTGGTGATATTTATAACGCTCCTGGAGTGATCTCGCGAACGCCATTGCCTCAGAGCGGAACGCCTTGCCGTCTGTCTCCTCGTTTGGCGCAGATGCTAAGGCTATCTCAGGATTAGCGACAATGCGGTTCCAGCGCTTTTTCATATCGAACATAGAATGCTCGATACCGAAAAGGTAGTTAGCGTTAGTTTCGAAACCGTTAATAGGAATAGAAGGAGCAGTAACATGAGCAGCAGGTTTATCATCTGCAGTACTATTAGCCATCTTCTTCATGTTCTCAGTGAGAGTGTTGACTGCCACATAGAGTTTCTCGAACGGTACGTTCTGACTGTTCTCGTTCTTCTTTCCTGCATCATCATCGTCGTCGCCTTCGCCACCTCCATCGCCGTCAGGATCATCATCCTTTGACTTGTTAGCCTTTGAGACAATGGCATAGAGCTCATTGATCTGCTTCTGATGCTCAGCCTGCTCAGCTGCACTATTCTCCGCAGCGAGATCATCCATGAGAGTACTCTGGTACTCTTTCTGATACGCCTCGCAAAGAGCCTTATACTCATCTGCGGTAAGGCTCTTATTCTCGAACTTCTTTGTAAAACCAAGCTTCTCGAGAACTTTGTTTAACTTTGCTTTGAAATTCATAAATCAATCATTTAAATATTAAAACAACTTAGATCAAACAAAAATAATATATTAGCTAAATCCGTAAAGGCTTTGCGCACCCATATAGGCATCACCCAACTGCGCCACCTCTGCAATCGCCTCCAGTAAGGTGCGCTTACCGTCGATGAGACCGACTTCTTCGGCTGGAGCGGTATACAGGCTCTCGCCCTGAAGTACCGGAGCATCATCATCCAGTTCTGCCAGTTTGGAACGCTGAGATTTCACTTCTGCCAGGAACTGTTCATTCATCGGATCAAGAACATTCTTAATATAGTCTTCAGACTTACCGTCCTTCAGGTCCTCGAAAATCTTATTTTTCCGGCTAGAATTGGTAGCCTTCGCTGTAATTTTCTTCAGCCCTAACTTCTCGAAGTATGGTTCAAAGTTCCAGGAGGAACACATAGTACCGATGCATCCAACGAAGTCATGATTCGTTGTGGCGTAAAGTTTCTGACCATGACAGCCGATGTAATAGCCCGCCGATGCGCAGTATTCTTCGTAGATGGCAAGAATCGGTTTCTTCGCATTACGGAGAGTCTCGCTCAAACGGTCCATGTACCATGCCTCTCCTCCTGGAGAATTGATATGAAGGAGATGAGCGGATATCTGCGGGTTATTCTCAGCGGCAATAATATCCTGTTCCAGCTGTTTGGAAGAGAAATACCAGTAGCTGTTTGCTGTCACAACTCCGAATACACGATGATATGCGATTGTACCATCATCCAGAGATGGCGAATCATATTCATCCGTGAGCTGCACACTTTTCGTTTCATCTCTCTGCGATACCTTGGAAGATATCGCTAACAGCGCTTCATGCGTCTCGTACTGATAATACGTATGAGTCTTGAGATACTCCCGGATCTCAGGAATACTCATTGCCTGTTCGGCTTTTTTCTGTTCGAAGCTTACCACCGTGCCATTCAACGGGAAAGCAGCCACCATCAGTTGACGGTAGGCATCCTCAGTAATCCATAGAGGTAGAGTGGAAAGCAGAAGGGTCTGTATTTCATCCATCTTGATTAAGTTTTCCGCAAAGGTATATATATATAATAGGTATATAAAAGACCTTAAAACAATGGATTCGTAAGCATTTTGCACTTAACAATAAGCTTCGCCTTATTCAGATGTCTGACGAGCTGAACCTTCGCCGGTATTGTTTTTGTGCCTATTGCATACGTACGTGCGTCAGGAAGTCCAACACTTGCGAGCGTAACGATAGCGCTGCGAGGAACCTTTAGTTCGTTAAAAATGCTCTCGTCCGCTATATCGACAATAAATGTCTTACTACAATCCCAGTACACACCTCCATTTTCTTCTGTTATCGAAGGCTCGAATGTGAACGGATCGGTGCTGAGGACGATGCTTCTTTCCATCCCTCCGAGATAGGAAATCATTAAAAGACAGGAAAACTCTTTCATAATGTTAAATTTTAGAGTGATTATTGCTAATTTTTGAGTGACAGAAATTTGCACTCTGTATGTATTAAAAATAATTAAATACCCCGTTTTTTTTGGTATTTTCGAGGTGTTTTCGGAAAAAGCCGTTGGCGGTAGCGATAAAAGTTCTTCAGGAGCGCATCGGGCGATATAGACCTCAGAGAGTATCTCCTGATGAAATTGTCTACCACATCCTGGTTCCGTAACGGCCTGCCCAGCTCTTCATTCTCAATCATGAGACGGTGAAACTCGAAATTGAAGAGAAGTCGAATATGTTCTTCTATTTTTTTTGCCGCATTACTGGATAGGCAATTGAAGTAAGCCGGATCCTTACCAGGATGTCCGTCCATCTTCGAGCGGCGTGAAGGCAGATATATCTTGAGATTACAATCTTGCATGACGTCATGATGAGAGTCTGGCTTGGCCATGCAATTCCACACCACATGATATAGATCTGTGGTGTATGGTATTTTTACTCCGCCTGTTTCTGGCTCAATTTCTAGCTTTTTCTGAATGTACTCAGCCAGATATGGCTCAATTCTAACAGACGCTGTTCGTTTCGAGAGACGTTTTTTCTTTTCCATATCGTTTTTGCTTATTTTAGCTTCCTACCGTCCTACAATCCTACAAATTGTAGGCTTACGAATGCAAAGATACTACATTTCAGCGAGTTACGCAAATTTAATCAAACATATTTTTGTCCTACACACTCATTTTTTCGTTTCCTACACGTCCTACAATCCTACAAAATGGGGTATTCTGTAGGATGAAATCTCCGAAAGCACCAAAATGTAAAAATTTCCTATTTCCTACAACGTCCTACAATCCTACAGCATTTCCTACAAATCAGCAAAAACACAAAAATACACATAACATACTGATAATAAGATAAATAGATAATAATAATAGTTTGAAAATGAATGCATTTGTAGGAATGTAGGATTGTAGGAAGGCATTTTTCTGAAAATCATTTTCAAAACTTCGTTTTCTCGGCTATTTTTGAAATTTTAGGGGGTACGGGGGATTTTTCGCATCTGGAACACACATAAATGTAAAGAAATACCCACGCTCGCCCTCCCGGGTTTACGTGGGTAAAAATATGCAAAATTCAACTCAAATTTATGCGGAAAACTTTTGGTTTTCTCGAATATTTTTTGTATCTTTGTATCGTTAAATTGGGGTAGTCTATACCTTATGTAAGGTAGTTTTCTGGCTCCTATCAGAACGGTTTATCCCCATTCTTACCTGCGTCAGTCTCGTCAAATGGTATGCTGCCAGGCTTGTATTGCTGGGCATTAATATCAGTACTAGCCTCTCCATTCGCTTCTGGAGTAGGCTGAGCGACGCTCTCGGCGGGAATTTCTCCTCGTCTGAAGTCAATATTATACATCTCCATGAACTTGTCATAGTCGATGATAATTGCACTTGTAGATGTAGAGCGCTCCTTACGCACTCTTACCATCGTTTCCTGGTCGTCCGGCTTTGCTACCTCGACGGTCTCCTCCCAAGTGAAGCGTCTTGATGGTACGGTTCCAACATATGATGGATGTGAGCGAAGATTCTGCTCAAGGGTAGATAATGTCGTATTCTCGCTGTTGTACCCACTTCTGTCATAAATGGAATAAACGCTACTGAGACGGAGGAACAGAACATGCGTACCAGGCTCGAAAGCGAACGTTTTCTTGTCTCCGTGCGAATCTTTACCCGTAACGCTCTTAGGCTGCTCGATGAGCATCTCTCGACCAACGAGCACCTGTTTTGTATCGATCATATTATTGACGGCATTGAAGAACATGGCAAGTTTGTCCGTGCTTCGGATCAGAGAAAGCTGGAACTTGATTTTCTCCTGCACAAGTGCAAAAAACTCATCATACGTGAACGGTAGTTTAAGCTTAGAGTATTGCTCTACAAGTTTCACCATTCCGAGGAAGAGGGAAGCCGTCTTCATGAGTCGGTCCATCTCTCCGGAATTGATTACATCACTCTTGAGCTCGCTGTATGCCTCCTGCTTGAGCGCACGAAAATGGTCCATGACTGCAGGTCTGAGCGACAGCACTTCTAGTAATACGTTGGATAGCCCTATATTCTTCTCTATATTCTTGAGCTCCTCAAACAGCTTAGTCTCCTCCGGTGTTCTGTTCTTAGGCTTAGGAACCTCGCAGATGATGACACGACTCATCAGGGCGTTGTCATCGCGCTGAGGGGTCTCCTGGCCGCAAATAACCACCGGCGCAAATACCTTATCATTCTCGATATCCCTTCCCGAGGTTCCACGGCGTTTCTGCTTTCCGTCTCCATCGTACACAATACCCTTCAGCGCCTGAAACTTGGTATCTGAGATATCCTTGTTGTTGTACTCGTCTAGTACGACTGGCACGTCGCGAAATGTACCCATAATGGTACTCATGGCCGCATCAGTACCTGTATTGAGGTTGAATATCGGAATAGTAGGACTTATAAACAGAGAACGGATTGATATCGCAATCTGAGTCTTACCTGAAGACATCGGGCCCATAAAGAACGGAGCCGTAAAGAGTCGGTCTAGGCAGTGAATATTACTTCTGAAGGCGCACATCAGCGCGAAAACTATCGCCCATTTACCATTATCATTGATTTTGTACACCTTATTCATTAACGATGCCCATTGTTCGAACGTGACCTGCTTGCTAACAGGTATATCTTCGTACACGAGCTGCGATATCAATTCATACTTGTCAGATTGCCTTCCAGATCCGGCATATATGGTAGAAAATGCAGGGAGATAGTAATTCATATGATTATGAGTTACCACGCCCAGCTCATTAACCTTCTCAAACACATATTTACCGTTTTCGTCTTCATGCGCTATACCGTTAGCGAAGGCGAAGAACTGCTCATCAGTCTTTCGACTCATTCCTTCAGACTGCTGATTACCATAAGTCTGTATTTCTCGGCATTGAACGAAGTGACGACTCATGTACTCCTTTATCCTCCTCCATTGCCACTCTTCACCATCCGTAAAGTTCACGCCTTCGTAGTTGATAAGAACATCCTCGATAGTACTCATCTTCTTCAGGGAGCTTGACAGAACTTCAATATATAATGGCTTGTCGAAATATCTGCGATTAACTTTCAATACTCGCTTGTTCTGCTCGAAGTCTTCATTGAAGATATGGAGAAGTGGAACCATGTAGAAATCGGCTACCTGCGAGAAGCCTCGCCCGTTCTTGTTTTGAAACATGTAGCATACCGGTATGCCCTGCTTATTCAGTCGGGGGTAGTACTTGCACTCACGGAACATCTGGGCGTACTCGCCTTCCCTCGCATAGCTAGGAACCTCATCGCCATCGAAGTCATCATCATAGAGATCATCCTTCAGGGCATTCGCCTTCATGACGTTCTTTCGCTTGCTGACGAATGGCTTACGGATCTCATCGAACTGCCCCTTAGATAGGCCCAGTTTACTGCAGTAATGGTTTTTGTTTACTGTGATGACAGTCTCCTCTGCATAACTTGTCAGTTCTATACACCTGGTAATGATCGGGACCTTGTCACCCAGGAAACCAGACAATAAATCTCCATGTATACGTATATAGAAGTCGATGAAGGATTCTACTTTATCCTCATGCATGACTCTTATCTGCGAGATTCCTGCCTTGAACATTTCAACCAGGGCAGAGAGGTAGCTGCTATCATCGCCCGTTGTCGTATCTATGCTGCAGCCTTCTTCTGTTGTGGCTAAATAGCAGCAGATTCGGCGGAGGTTCTGGATATCGGTAGCAGACGGAGTACCAGCTATGTATACGATAGGATTATCACCATATGACTCCATGAAGGTATCGATAGATGATGTTACGATAGCAGGCTCATTATTCCTCAGATTATCCTTCAGATCATCAAGCCCAAAAATACCCTGTTGCATATCTTCTTTCTTGATACTCTCGACATTGCGTCGGATATCCCGAACTTTATCTTCCAGGATCGTCATCTTTGTATCGAAGTCCTTAGTCATGCTCTTCATATACTCAAGACGCAGTCCGGCGTCCTGCACACATGCTACTAGATTAGCGATAGTATTCATGGCTGAAGCGATTGTAGCCTCGTCCTTGCATCCGCGAGGGACCAGCATTCTTTTCATCGCTTTAGGGAATGTTTCTGTCGCGTCGATTAATTTCTGCTTTACTCCATCCTTGCAGAGCTGGCCGTAGCTGTCTGGATCATATCCCTTCGGCAAGCGGACGCACCTGACACTCGCTCCTGCCGTCAATAACAGTTCACTATTCTTGACGGCAGCCTTAATCCCTGCGCTGTCCGCATCGTAGATCATTACGACAGACTGGGTAAAGCGCATAATGAGTTTAACTTGGTCATCGGTGAATGCGGTTCCTGATCCGCCGATAACGTTCTCGACACCATATTTATGTAGAGTAATAACATCGAACTGACCCTCTACGAGATAAGCGAAACCCTCTTTCGCTATCGCTCTTTTCGCTTGAAATAATCCAAAAAGATGTCGACCTTTTCTGAAAATTGGTGTTTCTCCGGTATTAACATACTTACCAGCCTTATCGTTCGGAGTGACAATTCTTCCGGAAAACGCAACGACTCTTCCAGACACGTCGTAGAACGGGAACAACACGCGGTCTCTGAAGAAGTCATAGTTTCTCCCGTCTTGAGACTTGCCTACAACTCCAACATCTTCCAATGTCTGCAGACTGTACCCATTCTCTACGAGATACTTCATCGCTACATTACCATTCGGAGCATAGCCCACTCCATATTCTGCAAGCACCTTATCTGTATACTCGTAACCGCGTTTTTTAAGGAAGCTCTCCGCTTGCGAGATATTGCCCTGGTAGAACTTTGCGGCAGCAGCAATGGCTATGCGGCGAGATTCAAGCAATTTATACGCAGCATTTTCTTCCGGAGTAGATTCCTGCTCCGGAAACTCAACATCTGCGAGCTTGCATGCTATTCGCAATGCTTCGTTAAAAGTTATCTGGTTGTATTTCTGCAGAAAGTCTAGGACGTCTCCATGCTCGCCGCACACGAAACAATGGTACGTCTGTCTAGCCTTATTAACCATCATCGAAGGATGGCTATCATTATGGAACGGACAAATACCCTTGTAGTTAATGCCCGCCTTCTGAAGATTAATATAGGCGCCTATTACATCAACAATATCAAGTTTACTCTTGACATCGCTAATGAATTCTGAGTTGATTTTCATATTTCTTATTTTTTTTATTGGTCGAACAGATTGAGCTGAAGAGAGTCGAATGCTTCAGATATCGTAATATTGAAGTATTCGGCTACAGCTTTATACTCTTCTGGTTTTATGGCCTTACGTCCGAAGAAGATATCCCAGTATCTTACCTGGTTAATACCAGTCTCCTTAAAAAAGAACTTGCTTGGATGAAAGTCTTCAAGATGACGGAAGCGATACTCAAGCAACTTCTTCAGGCGATTCTCTTTAACAACCTGATGTTTGTCGTCTAGTCTATGCCGAAGAGCGTACAACCGCACGGCCATGACGGTACGGTTGAGATGGATGGCCATATCCTCAAGGCTCATTCTCCCGTAATTCTCTACCAGGTATGCTATCTCATTTTTAGTCCATTTTCTATTACTCATAGTCACATATTGGTCTATTAATATACTCGACGTACCTCTTTAACTTGAGACAGAACCAACCATTAATGCAAGCTCTGCCATCTTTACAAATAACGCATTTCTCTGACATAAGCTATTTTGTTTTTATATGCTCCAGGTAATATGCTGCCACCTGCGCTAGTGACCTTAGCTGAAGCTTAGCCTTAATATTCTCTCTATGTCGTTGTACGGTTTTGACAGATATATAAAGACGATCAGCAATCTCCTGGGCGCGCAAGCCTTTAGATATAAGTTTCACTATATCTAACTCGCGTTCAGTAAGCTTAGAGTCTAACTTAGGCTTGCAGATGACACCCTCCATTCTGCATTCGCCACGCAACGGACACTTGACCTCCTCAAAATGAAAGAAACCGTCTGCATCGATATCAGGAGTATGAGCGTCATATTCGCCGAAGTTACATCTACAGAACCTGGAGACAATATTGAACTCATATACCTTGCGATTTAATTCGCTAGCTGTATACTGATTACATAGAGCCTTAAAGGCCTGGGGATACCTAGTCTTAATTAGGTCTAACATCTCCCCGATAACCTCGCGACTGTTAACCGTAAGTTCCTGGACAGGCTTGCCCAGTTGCTTGTACATTACATCACCCTCTGGGGTGTTATAAAACTCCACTGATTCCATACTCAATCCTCCGGAAAAAGTTCACTCTCCTGCATACCTAGATACTCAGCGACAATTCCTCTGCATAGAGCGTTCGGCTTGGACTTGCCCTGGATCCATCTATAGACGGAATTATTAGACACTTTGCATTTCTCAGCAATTTCTCCTACTATCCCACAGCGAGGATACGGAAGACTTTTCATGTACTCACTAAAACCCATATTTTTTAAAATTTATGTTTGAAATCATCATTATGTGCGATATTTTTTGTATATTTGCACCGTGAGAATTAATAACACGCTGCAAATATATAACATTTCGGTGATACAACCAAACATTTCACTGATTATTTTTATATTTTTCAGCATTTTGTTTGAATTTTACATATTATCAGTACAGATTATGAGTACAGAAAAAGAAAAAGAAGTAACAGAAACTGTCAATGAACGCGTGAACAGCATCATTGAAAAAGAGGGTCACGCCATTGCTACATTCGCAAAGAAGATTGGTGTACCA